TACACGGCAAAAGTGCGTGGGAATATATCCAGAAACAAGTAGCCGAGATGCGTAAGGAAGCGGCCCGTCAGGCAAGATTAGAAGCCGAGGCCGCCGAAGAGGCAAAGAAAGATGCAATCTTTGTGGGTAGCATTGTTGGTGGGCTTATTCTGGCTATTGGTGTTATTGGGGTAATCCTGATGGCGACCCATTAAACGGGGATTAAAATGGATATTCTTAAGACTTTTGGCCCTTTAATTGGGTCAGTTGCTCCAACGATTGCCACCGCTCTTGGCGGCCCCGTTGCCGGTATGGCCGTTAAGGCTTTGTCCGGGGCCTTGTTTGGTCACGAAGACGCAACTTCTGATGACATTAAAACCGCCCTTGCTAACCCAACGGCAGACCAGCTTGCTGCGCTCAAGAAAATTGACGCCGATTTCAAAGTCCAAATGAAAGCCTTGGACATTGATCTTGAGCAGATTGCCGCCAAGGACAGAGACAGCGCCCGTAATATGGCGATCATGACACATGATTGGACGCCAAGAATTTTGGCTATGGTTGTTGTCGCTGCATGGGGGATAACTACTTGGTATCTATTGCGAAATATCATAGAGCCTTCTATGCGTGAAATTATAGCTAGAGTTTTGGGCAATCTGGATTCTGCTTTAGTGTTGGTGTTGTCTTATTACTTTGGGTCAGCACACAAACACTCGGATGCGCCTAAATAAAAGGAACAGTCCGTGGATGGACTTCAACTTGCTGACAGCACATTAAGGTTTATCCGCCAAAGAACGGATGATCTTCGGGTTCAGATTACAGAGGGCACTGTACCCGACTACGCCATCTATCAAAAGCTGCGTTCTCGTTACGAGGCTTTTATAGAGGTGGAGGAACATATCCGCTCTCTGCTAAAAAGGAGCAGTACAGAAGATGAGTGGATTGATATTGCCAACCCACGTCGCTGAGGCGATGGAGAAGCAAAAAACCAAAGAAGTTGCTGAAAATATTAAAAAGGCCAGCAAAAAAGCAGAAGAAAAAGTAGAAGTTACGGAAGAATCGTCCGCTATTGACGTAACGGATATTTACGTAAAGGAAGAAGATCGTGTCCTAGACCCATCACGTCTTCCGTCTACAACCCTAGAACGTATGCCAACCCCTACCGGCTGGCGTATTCTTATTCTCCCGTATCGTGGATCTAAGCAGACAAAAGGCGGCGTCCTTTTGGCTGACGAGACGATTGAGCGCAATACGCTTGCAACGGTCGTTGGTTATGTCCTGAAGGTCGGTCCTGAAGCCTATGCAGATGCTGTCAAGTTTCCGTCAGGTGCGTGGTGCAAAAAGGGCGACTGGGTCATGATTGGTCGTTATGCGGGAACGAGATTCCGAATCGAAGGTGGCGAGGTTCGGATTATTAACGACGATGAGGTAATCGCCACGATCTCTGACCCCGCTGACGTTCTTCACGTTTAAGCGCAACATGGAGAGAGCCATGCTAGAAGACGAAGACAAAAAAGAAGACCAAATTGAGGATGAGGTTTCCGAAAAGGAAACTGACTCTAAGGAAGACCATCAAGAAGGCTCTGACAAGGACGTCGAGGCTTCTGATAAGTCTGACGACGACGAGATAGCTAATTATAGCGAATCCGTTAAGAAGCGCATCAACAAGCTGACCTATAAGACGAGAGAGGCTGAACGACGCGAACAGGAAGCCTTGGAGTATGCTCGGGCGGTTAAATCCGAACTTGATTCAATCAAGAAACGCGAGCAGAGCCTTAACAAGAGCTTTGAGACGGAAGCTGAAACCCGCCTCAATACCCAAGAACAAATGTTCAAGGACAAGCTCAAGCACGCTGTTGAGATTGGTGACACGGAAAAACAGGTCGAACTTCAGGCCAACTTGGTAAAGTTGGAAGCTGAACGGAACCGCCTCCAAAACTACCGTGTATACCGTCAACAGGAAGAACAGCGACCAGAGGTAGAGGTTCGACAACCTGTACAGGTCCAACGCCAACAGCCGGATGTCAAAGCTCAGAAGTGGGCTGAACGCAATTCTTGGTTTGGTCAGGACCGTGTCATGACAAATGCGGCCTATACCATCCACGACGAGCTTGTTTCCGAAGGGGTAAGCCCGGCAGGTGACATGTACTACAAGGAGCTGGATAGGCGTATGAGGGAAGAGTTCCCCCATAAGTTTTCAGTAAAAAAGAACCCAACATCAACCGTAGCTTCAGCCCGTCCTTCACAGGTCAAGAAGTCAAATGGCGACGTCGAATTATCCGAAACGCAAAAAACGATTGCGCGTCGGCTTGGCGTTAGCTATGATGACTACAAACGGCAACTGAAGCTCGTTCAGGAGAGAGCATGATGACTCGCACTGTACGCGCAGAAGAAACCCGCACCAAGTCTGAACGTCCTAAAGTTTGGCGGCCCCCGTCAACTTTGGATGCACCCCCGGCTCCCGAGGGCTTTGTTCACCGTTGGATTCGCTATGAAGTCAACGGGTTCGATGACCGGAAAAATATGTCCGCTAGGCTTCGCGAAGGCTACGAACTTGTTCGCGCAGATGAATACCCAGAACGGGATGACCTCCCGAGCATTCAGGATGGCAAACACGCTGGCGTGATTGCAGTCGGTGGTCTGGTTCTGGCGCGTATTCCACAAGAACTCGTAAATCAACGTACCGCTTATTACCGCAAAATGGCTGGTGATCAGATCACTGCGGTGGATAACGACTTGATGCGCGAGAGCAATCCAAACATGCCGATTCAGAAACCTGATCGGCAATCCCGTGTCACGTTTGGAGGACCAAGGTCCTCCTGAACAAAGGATCTAAGCAATGGCAAATACTAATGCCGCGTTCGGGCTTCGCCCGTATCGTATGCTTGGAAGCGCAGTGAACAGCTCCGGCGACGTCGTCTACTACATTCAGACGGCTGCGACGGCGGGTACATCAAGCCTTATTTATCAAGGCACTCCGGTGATCCCGCTTGCCAATGGCATGATCGACGTTGTCGGCAATGCTAACGGCGGCACTGTTCCGCTTCTGGGCGTCTTCCTTGGCTGCAACTATATCGACCTGACCGGCAAACCCAAGTGGTCGCCGTACTGGCCCGGTACTGCTGCTGTTAAGGCAAACACCGTAGCCACAGCCACCATCATGAGCGATCCGAACGCCACGTTCGCGATCAACTGCGATGCAGCGGCTGCTGACTCGATCATCCATGCTAACGCTAACCTTGCCTCGGCAACCTCAGGTTCAACAACCTCTGGCTTGTCCTCGGCTCAGTTGGCGGTTTCAACGGTTAACACGACAAACACCTTGAACCTCCGCATCCTCGGCTTCGTTGATACGCCGAATGATTCGGATGCCTCGGTTGCTGGCCGTCTTGCTGTTGTTCAGCTTAACAACCACTTCTACCGCTACTGTGCCAATGGCACGGGCGCTGGCGTCTAAGGAGTAAGGGACAATGGCTATTACACGTTCACAACTCCTCAAAGAGCTTGAGCCCGGTCTCAACGCACTTTTCGGCCTTGAGTACGACCGCTACGACAACGAACACAAAGAGATCTTCGACGAAGAATCCTCTGAACGTGCGTTCGAAGAAGAAGTCATGCTCTATGGCTTTGAACAAGCCCCGGTCAAGGGCGAAGGCGCTGCCATCGCTTATGACAACGCGGGTGAAGCCTTCACGGCTCGCTATACCCATGAGACGATTGCTCTTGCATTCGCCATCACGGAAGAAGCCGTGGAAGACAATCTCTACGACAAACTGTCGGCTCGCTATACCCGTGCATTGGCTCGTTCGATGTCGAACACCAAGCAGGTTAAGGCAGCTTCGGTGTTGAACAACGCCTTCTCATCGTCCTATGCTGGCGGTGACGGAGTGTCGCTTGTTAACTCGGCGCATCCGACAGCAATGGGCGGCAACTGGTCGAACACCCTCGCGACGCAGGCAGACCTCAATGAAACCTCGCTTGAGCAGGCTCTCATTGACATCTCGCTCTTCATCGACGAACGCGGCCTGAAAATCGCTCAACGTGGTATCAAGTTGATTGTTCCTCCGCAGCTTCAGTTTACTTCAGAGCGTCTTTTGAAGTCTGAACAGCGCACGGGCACAGCCGACAACGATATTAACGCGATCCGTTCTGGCAGCTACCTGCCGGGCGGCTTCACGGTCAATCACTTCTTGACTGACCCTGATGCGTGGTTCGTGAAGACCGATGCCCCGAACGGCTTGAAGCACTTCATCCGTTCGCCGCTCAAGACGGCTCTCGAAGGCGACTTCGACACCGGCAACGTGCGGTACAAGGCTCGCGAGCGTTATTCGTTCGGCTGGTCTGATCCGCGTGGTATCTACGGTTCGCAAGGTGCGTAATTAACCTTGTCAGGATCTGACAGATTGGGGGCTGCACCTTGTGTCAGCCCCCTTTTTGTTATACAGTTTTTATTGTCCCTGACAGCCGTGGTGGCTGACATACCCAACGACAGGAGACCCTAATGGGTACGACGACTTTCTCCGGCCCCGTACGTGCGGGCCCAATCAAGTATACGACTGGCACGACTCTTGGAACTGATGTCGCAGACATTGGCGAAGTAATTCTTTCTCAAAAAGAAGCAATCACTCAAGCAACTAACGGTTCTGTTGCAGGCGTCTACACGACCAGCATTGTGATTCCGGCAGGTTCGACGATCACAAGCATCCAGCTTTTTGTGACGACCGTTTGGGATGGCGCTGCTTCAACCCTTGGCGTTGGTAACTCTGTTTCTGCTACAGCCTACACGGCAGCAGGTGCGGTTGCTGGCGGTACGCTTGGCATCATTGCTGCGACGGCTGGTGCTGACGCAACTCGCGTCGGTAACTGGGTAAACGTCGGCACATCAGATGTCCGTATCGTTGTTACCTCGACCAACACAGGCGGCGGTGCGGGTACACTCGTT